TTTTATAAGCGCCGATACCTATTAAATACTATCGAAGTTGCGGAGAAGTGTTCTGACTTTAGGATTCCTAAAATGGATATCAAATTGCCACGAATCAAAGGGATTCCTATACGGCAAAATAAATACTTGTGGGATTTGTGCCACAAAGCGCTTGCCGAAGTGGAACCGGAGGGTATTACCTACCGGACACGTGCAATGACGGAATACAACCTGATAGTAAAAAAGAATTTCACGAAGTACTTCTTAATTGTCTGGGAATTAATAAATTGGTGCAGGGAAAACAGAATACTCGTCGGTCCGGGGCGCGGTTCTGTAGGTGGCTCGCTAATCGCCTATCTACTGGGGATTACAGCAGTTGACCCCATGAAGCATAAGTTAATTTTCGAGCGCTTTATAACTGAGGATAGGATTGACTATCCTGACATTGATGTGGACTTTGAGCATACAAAACGGCATCTTGTTAAGCAACACCTCGAAGAAATGTATGGAGAAAACAATATTGCAGGGGTCAGCAGTTTTAATAGGATGAAAGCAAGAGCAGTAATTAGGGATGTCTCACGGGTTTTTGAAGTGCCTTATGGAGAAGTAGACCGCTTTGCTAAACTGATTGAAGACAACGATGAAAATACAGGCATACAAGATGCCATTGACGAATACGATGAAGGACAGGAATTTGCTGAGGCATATCCAGTTGTAGTTAAAATGGCAAAGAAATTGGAAGGTCAAGTAAAAGGTTATAGTCAACACGCGGCGGCACTTGTTATAAGTCGGGAGTCTATAGGTGATTGCGGACGTTGCAATTTACTGGAACGTGACGGCGTTACTTTAGTAAATTGGGAAAAGGATGACACAGAATACGTTGGATTAATGAAATTGGATGCACTTGGATTGAAATTACTTTCAATTTTAGGTGAGGCAAAACGGCTCATTTGGGAAAACCACCAAAAAAATATTAAACTTGAGTCAATTAATTTAGACGATAAAAAAGTATTAAAGGATATAAATGCTGGACATACCGTTGGATTATTTCAACTCAATGCGTGGGCAACGACCGCCCTCATTAAGGAAATGGGCATAGAAAAATTTGATCATATAGTTGCGGCAGTTGCACTTGTCCGCCCAGGACCCTCCAATAGCGGGATGACAGCCGAATACATAAGGCGCAAGAATGGAAAGCTATGGAAAGAACATGAGCAATATATTGCAATTACTTCCGATACCTATGGGATTCTTGTCTACCAGGAACAGGTTATGGATGTTATAAATAAGATCGCCGGCCTCCCTTACTCTACGGCTGATTATATAAGAAAAATTATTGGGAAGAAAAGAGACAGGAAAGAATTTGAGAAGTACAAGCAAACTTTTATAGATGGATGCAAGAATGTAGGCGTATTTAGCCGAAGTGAAGCAAAGGAATTTTGGCAAGGATTGCAAGAGTGGGCAAAATACGGTTTTAATAAAAGCCATTCCGTGGAATATGCAATGCTTGGATATTGGTGTGCATGGTTGAAGAAGTATTATCCCACAGAATTTGTATGTGCTTCATTAACTTATGGTGCCGCAGAGAAAAAAAGTGAAATCGTAGAAGAGGCATATCGTTTAGGCTTAACCTTAATACTGCCAAAGGTAGGGATGAGCAGTCCTGACCGTTGGGTCGCCAAAGACAATAAGTTATTTGTCCCATTCATTGAAGTAAAAGGTATCGGCAAAGTAAAAGCAATTGATGCCGCGCAATCCCCTACTGGTCAGGGGATTAAGAAGTTTTTTAATAAGGAAGACGACACGATAGTAAAGCATAAGGGTAAATTTGGCGAGTTATTAGATGAAATTGGCGCTTACGATCCCAGTGAGCAAACTGAAATAACTGAAGATATGAAAAGTTATTTTGACTTCCGAATAGTTACCAATCCACGGGATAACTATCCAAGGCTTTACAAATTATTTAAGGACAAAATACGGTTAACTGATTTAGATGCAGTATTACAGGGGGATTACAAGCAATTAGCAAAACTGGCAAGGAAAAAAAGGTTGGTACGAAAGCAATTCTTTCAGGGTCACCGGCGTTTAATGGCTTGCACAGAATGCGAACTGAGACAAGAATGCACCGCGCCAGTCCCGCCCAGTCCGGGGACTTACAACATTTTCATTGCCGGTGAAGCACCAGGATTTGACGAAGACAATGAGGGTGAAGGTTTTGTAGGTGCAAGCGGAAGACTTGTATGGAAGTATTTACGGGCGCGAAAGTACTTCCGGCCATCCTTTCATGTTACCAATATTAATAAATGCTATCCGGCTGAGAGTAAAAAGCCAAATGCGGATCAAATAAAAACGTGTAGTCGCTTTATACATAAGGAGTTGCGGCAAGTAAAGCCTATCCTTATTTTGGCCTATGGGAATACCAGTTTAAATTACTTCACCGGCAGGAAAAGCGGTATTATTGCTATGAGTGGCCGGACAACGTGGGATGAAAAGTATGGCGCATGGATTGCATGGAGCGTGCATCCGGCGGCAATGCTACACAACCCAGACAATGAGCAATACTACAAAGCCGGAATGAAAAACTTTGTTAAATTACTTCGAACCATTGCACCTAATATTAAGGGGGAACGATGAAATTACAATTGACTATGGATAATAATACTTTACTCGCCTTGCGGGAAGTAACCGATAAGGTATTTAAAACAGGCGCACAAGTAACTTTCGTCATGGACTTCCTTTTCAAATTTCAACCGCGCTTGGATAACAGCGAAGAAATTACCGCACTCCCAAGCAGGATGGAGATTAAGATAACATGAGCCGCAGAACTGATTTAAAAATTGATAGGTATAACTTGGATGACGAACTTGTGAGGCAACCGCAACTGTATATGGACTGGGCGTTAAAATCGGCTGTCGCAAGTATAGAAAAAACAGAGGCGAAAGACCGGCTTGAAATAGTAAAGGCAGACATGGATGGAAAAATTAGAAATGACCCGGACAAGTATAATATACCAGAAGGGAAAGCCTCTGAAGGAGCTATTAAAGCGGTGATAGCACAACATAGTAAAGTAAAAAGGTATAACAGATTATATTTAAAGGCATTAAAGAATGACAAGTTTTTAACTGAGACAAAGATAGCATTCACGCACCGGAAGAAAATGCTTGAGTCATTGGTATCTTTAAATATCCAATTGCATTTTGCGGAACCGCGTGTGCCGGTATCTGGCAGGGAAATAATGCACGCAAGCCGCAAGTCCGCTATTTTAAATGAGTTAAAGCGCAAGCGGAAAATCAAAAGGAGGTAAAATGGATTTGCCTACCATCCAAAACATTTTTCTATATTGTTTGCAAGGTGCAGGAACATTACTCATTATTTATGTGTTCGTACGGCTATTATCACTGGCAGTTTTCAAAAGTTATTTCTACGAGAAGTTGAAATTCTGCTATACAATCCACCACGAAGAGGAGGAATCTAAAAATGGCAAGAAAAAAGAACAAGAAGAAAAAACGCACATTGGATAAGGGAAGAAAAAAGCGGAGCAGTCAAAGTAAAAAACTTCAAGAACGCATTAAGAAGGGGCAGGAAAGAAGTAAAGGGCGGTCAAAAAATATCATCCAAGACGAATTGGATATTCCAATTTGGCGGCCTAAGGATGGTAGTCATATCGTTGACGTAATCCCTTATGACGCGGGGGATAACGACCCATTGGTTGACTCAGGCGATCCCACCTATACCTATGAGTACTGGGTTCACACCAACGTCGGGGCAAATAACTCAATGTTTTTGTGTCCCACAGAAATGTTTAATGATTCCTGTCCAATTTGCGAACACCGTCAGAAGTTAAAAGAAGACGGCGCAGATGACGAAGTATGGGCGAAGTTATTTCCCAAACGGCGCAACCTTTATAATATAGTATGCTACGACAGGGGCGAAGCGGATAAAGGCGTGCAAGTATGGGATGTCTCATTTCATTACTTCGAAAAACTCGTAATGGCTATAAGTAAAAAGCAGGATCGGCGCGGTGGAAAGCCTAAAACCGTTAACTTTGCCGACGCTGAAGATGGGAAAAGTATTTCTTTTACTATTGAGCCGGCGAAAAGTAAAAAGGATTACCCCAAATTTGTCGGCCATGCTTTTGATGATCGCGATTATGAAATTGATGAGGACATTCTTGAAGAAGTAAAAACGCTGGATGAAATCGTAGAGATTCCGGAGTATGATGAAATTGATAAAGCCTATTGGGGAGATAAAGACAAACGAGGCAAGCGCGGCAAGGCGCGTAAATCAAAGGATAAGGGAGATGAAGACAAAGACAATGATGAATTAGCTGATCTGATTGACGACCTTGACGATTGCGAAGACCTTGACGACATGGAAGAGTTTATTGATGAACATGATTTGGATGTCAAGATAAAGCGCAAGGATGACGAAGATGATGTTAAGGAAAAAATCACTGAGGCATTGGAAGAGGAATACGGTGGTGAACCGGATAACGGTTTAACCGAAAAGAAAATAAATAAAATGAAGAAATCGCAACTCCGCCAAGTTATTGAGGATGAAGAATTAGATATTGATCCTGATGACTTTGATGACCGCGAAGAGTTAGCCGAAGAAGTAATTGACGAACTCGGTCTATAAAAGGAGTCAAAACAAATGCGAAAAATCAAACGAAGAAGTGATACAGACAGTAGTGCCGGGGATGTACGGCGTGCGCTTAAAAGACGGCAACCGAAGACTTTCAGCCGCGTCGAATTCATGTCTTCCGGTAGTACTACACTCAATTGCGCCTTATCTGGCAAGGGGTCGCAAGGGGGATGGGCGCGTGGACGTGTAGTAAATATTGTCGGTGATGGTAGTAGTGGGAAGACTTTAC